ATATGCTGTGTCGTTTACGTCCCAGATCGTCCCTGTGTTGTTCTGCGACATCGCCGGAACAGCACCGAACTTATGAACGTGCGACAGTCCATCGTAGTGATTTGCGGCAACGCCCATCAATCCCATCGGTAATCTGATAATGTCTTGGATCATGCTCATGCGTCACCTCACAGTTGATTCAGTTCGTTGGTCTGGATGCAGACCGTTTCATAATTAAGTTTTGGCTTGACTGACTGTTGCATGACGTATTCCCGAACTTCAAAGCAGTGACCCATGCTTGGATAGATGCCCAGAGCCTTGGTAAATATCGTTCCATCTTCAATCAAGATAGCCACCAAGAGCCATGCCATCACTTGCCTCTAAGAGTAATAAGCCAATAGATAAAGGCCACAGCCCCGCCCACAACACCGACAACAGCAATGCCAACAGCCACATACAAAAATCCATTCTGTATGGCTTTTTTCTTAGCCAATTTCTTAGCTTCTGCACGTTTACGCTCGTTTTCTCGGAGTTGCTTACGATTTGCGATGAATTTGCAGTAATCATCCCAGAGTCCTGCGCGTCCTGCATAGATGAACTGCTGTTTGACTTCAGCCTCATGGCGTTTGATGTCCTCTAACGCCCAGAAAGCCTCCATGTCGCCATCCTTGGCCGCTTTCTCAATGTCATCTTTGGCATCTGCTAGTTTGGTTAGGTCTTTGCCCATTTCACCGACTGATGAAACGTGACCGGCAAACTCCTTGATCGCGCCGATAGCCTCATTTGCGATCTTAATTGCGGCTATGGCTTCAAAGATCATGACTACGTCTGCCCCATAGTTTTCCCGCCCGCTTTAGGTATAGAAGTAGCCCAAACAGAAACGGATTGTCTAAGGTTAAGTGGTTGCCCACAATCAGCACAGGTGTCTGCGGCCAGCTCGTTTTCATCGAGATCATACCCACAGTTTGAACAAAGCCTAACAATTTCAGTCTTTGGGTGTTTGACGCCACTCTCTTTATAGGCTTCAACTACTTCTCGCATATAAACTCCTGTATTTATTCAGGTTTTGTAGGCCACACCACATCATCTAAGTTAGAGTATGTATTTGTGATGTCCCGAAGAGCTTGGCGGTAAGTAGCCATCTCATCCGTTAGAGTGTTGTCAGATAAAGCAAGGTAATCCGTCTCAGCCAACTTGCGGGTACGCTCTTCTTTTAAGAACTCTAACTTTTGCTCGTCATTCCAGTTACCTTCTTGGCCATGTGGTTGGACCCATGCTCTTGCCGCTTCAATAACTTCATCTTGTTCTTCTTGGGTCATTGCTCGACGGAAGTCAGTTCCTACGTCAACTACATACGCGGGTTGTCTAACGAATACTTCTGTATACCCAAACGAATGGTAATCAAAGCTCAAAGATGGCTTATACTCCGCACCCATGTACATGCACCCATCAGGGTATGCGTCGTTAAAAATAATTCCGTTATCTTGGAAACCGTCGTAATTAAAGTGTAATTTTGCCATTAACTTAATCCTATGTATGCCCCAGTATTATTCCCGTTCCTAGTACGCATATTACCGCCACTCGTTTCAAAACCGTAATAAATACCGTTACTGTTAACATCAACAAGTGCTGATCCAGTAAACCCACTAGATATGGTGAATGAAACTGCATAAGCGGAATACAAAACGGAATTGTGGTACGGGTTTAACGTATTGTCGCCGTTACCTTTAATACCGTTCAAATCGTTTGTACTGGCGCCGATGGAAGATCCGTCTGTAAAAGTACCACTGGTACTGGCGTATAGGGTAGTACCGCTACTACCGTTAGCCCTAAAGTAAAAAGAGCTACCACTTGTGTAAAGGCCCCAGTCAGAAAAATAAATTGAATTACCTGACCACTGCGCGTTGAACAGCTCCCCACCATAGAAATTAGAAAACTTAATTTGTCCTGACGCAGGTGCGTCAGAGCTTTCCACTCCGTAATATTCGGATAAAGCGTGCGGAGCGGAGCCACCAAACTCTGCGGCTATCTCAGACAGTTTAATCTGCCCTGACGATTGAAGTGCCATTACTTAGCCTCCAGTTCCTCAACCCGCGCCGTTAGTTCTTTAACCGCTTCGATCAAAAGTCCGTGCAGCGCATCGTAGTTCACAACTTTATACTCTTGCCCGTCATCTTTCTTGAGCGGTAGTAGCTTTTCGGATACAGCTTCAGGTAATACAGCTTCGACTTCTTGGGCAATTACACCCGCAGAAATCTTGCCATCCGCTATGTATTCAAAAGTGTAGCCGTTTAACTGGCCTACTTTAGCAACCGCGTTTTCAATACCTTGTACATTCTGCTTCAACCGAGCATCAGAAATTGTGGTTGAGTAAGCAATAACGTCACCATCTGCATGGAAATCCCCATCAGACTCTAACCGTGCTTCGTTCCCACCGTTAACATAAAAATCAATACGGGAGTTATTGGTGAACCCAATGTAATCCCCTGAATCCAGCCCAACGTGAGTAATACCATCACGCAAATCGGTTTCTACAGAGAAAGTCGTTCCTGATAAGTCAAGGCCACTACCCGCCGAATAGGTTGTGTTTGTATCTGTGGGTGTAGCCCATGTAAACGTACCATCACCGTCTGAACGCAAAAACTGCGATGTCGTACCGTTGCCGGAGACGTTTAACTCTGAAGCACCTACCGCATTAGCAGCAATCTCAGATGAACCAACACTATCCGCTGATAGCTGTGCAGATCCAATAATATCTGTCTGACCTAGCGCGTCTTGAACAAATGCAGTAGTAGCGACCTTGGTAGAGTCATCACTTGCAGACTGCGTTGTCGCTGTACTACTACCTAGTTCTGCTGTGGTAAGTGTTTTGTTAGTCAGCGTCTGAGTCGCGCTTTCGGTTACTACACTCGAGGGAGTTGCGCCTACTGTAAGAGACGTAAGGTGTGTAGTTACATCTACTACATTAGATCCAGTCGAATAGACCCACATAGACTTACCAGCAGGGACGGACACCGTAGATCCAGTAGAGTTAGAAATAGCAACGGCATCAGCACAGCCGTTGTTAACAATGTAGGTTTTCTCGATGTCAGGCACGGTCAGCGTACGTGCTGTTCCGCCAGTAGTACCCGTCAGGTTGAGACGTATATTGCGTGCAGCCTGTGTTGCGTTGGAGTTGGTAAGGGTTATAGACAGGTCAGCACTTGCGAAGGTTACGTCAGCAGTTCCAACAATTGCTTCTTCCAACGTCGTACCTAGGTTTGTGTTCGTGATCGAGCCCCAAGTAGTTGCTTTTTCACCTGTGGTCATTAACTCGATTTTTAAATTGCTGCTGTATGTACTAGCCATAATTCACCTACGTCTCTATCTCAACCCACGCTACTGTGTTACCGTCATCCACAAGTGTCCACGTGGTGCTTTGTGAATCGTCTACTGCCGCCCAGCTTGTAGTTTGAGCATCGTCTACTGATGTCCATATAACACTAGCCGAATCATCTACGCCTACCCAACTAGGGTCTTGCGCGTCGTCTACAAGCCCCCATACAAATACTTCACCAAGTGTACCTGCAGCTACTAACCCAAGTACAGTGACATTAGCCTCTGCGGTGACTGTTTCGCTACCAAGTATACTCGTAGCTACAAGTCCAGTCTCAGTAATATTAGCTTCTGCGCTAACAGTTTCGCTACCAAGTAATGCACTTGCATTAACGCCTACAACGGTCGCACTTGCACCGGCTTCTACGGTTGCAGCGCCAAGAGCAAACGTAGCATCAACGCCCGTTACCGTTGTATTTGCATCAGCTTCAACAGCCGTAACGCCTACATTTCGTTCGTTTATAATGTCAGTAGCGCCATTCGCGCCATCGAAATGAAGTAGGGCAGTTGCAGGGGCGTCAGTAGTAAAGGCTACGGTTGGTTCAGTGAACGAGGACCCTGTGTATCTAGCATTGGTTGACAGTCTTACTTCGTCAATGTAACCGTTAAAATCACCAAAACCGTTCTTTCCAACAGAAAAAACGCCATCATCTGGGCGGTTTCCAGTAGAACTCGATGCCTCTAACACCCCATTGATGTAAAGCCTGTGAACACTCCCTTCTCTTTCAACAGAGATCATAGTCCAGACGTTCGCGGAAATTCTGGTACTAGATAAGAAGAGTGTTGTTGACCCTGCAACAGTGCCTTGAACCTGATTTCCGATCAAATACACATTTAGCAGCGAACTTGTACCTGACTGCCACAAGCCTTTGTAGCCTGTAACACTTGTCGGACGAATCCACATATCTACTGTGAAATCGCCAGAACTTAGATCAACGTTTTCGTTAGACGTTACAAAATCATCTGTGCCGTCGAGCAGTAGTGAAGCTGAGCCAAACTTAACTTGGGCTGTTGAGAGTTGTGCGTTACCTTGAGCGTTAAACGTAGGCCCGGGAGAAAAAGATATTCCGGCTGTAGCTTCTAAACCAGCCTGCGTTACGTTTGCATCAGCGGTTTGTGTAGTTGTACCAAGTGCTGTGGTAGCTGAAACACCAGTTACGTAGTAACGAGACTGTACATTTACAGTTCCCGTAGCGCCTGTGGCGGCTAACCCTGTTTCAGTAACCGTCGCTTGGGCATCCGCGTCCTCTTCACCTAGGCCTAATTCGCCACTTACCCCCGTTAAGGTAACGTTTGCTTGAGCGTCAACCGTTAGAGTGCCTGTATCGCCTGTGGCGGCTAACCCTGTTTCAGTAACAGTGGCTTGAGCGTCTATAGTTACAGAGCCAACAGAACCTGTCGCACCTAGTCCAGTTTCAGTAACCGTTGCTTGAGCGTCTGCGTCTTCTTCACCAACAGAGCCGGTCCCTGCTACGCCCGATAGCGTTACACTTGCTTTAGCGTCTACCGTTACAGAGCCAACGGAGCCAGTGGCAAATAGACCTGTTTCAGTAGCCGTCGCTTGTGCGTCTACCGTTACGGAACCTAATCCACTGGTAAGCGGTAACCCTTCTACGTCAAGAAGTAGCGATCCATCATCAGAGAACGCATGAGACGAAAAAGGGGTAAGGCCAAACATTAGCTGTTATCCGCCCAAGGGAGATCGGATTCTTCGATTTCTGTTAATGTGCCGCGTTTATCTTCAATGTCTCTGTCGATTTCTTCATCTACATGTTCTGCATAATCGCCGGTAACGACAGCTTGAATCCATCCGAGCACCATCGCTTCTGTTAACTGATCTAATGCAGTGAAGTTGTCAGGGTCAATCTGATCCGCGTCAAACGGTGTTGCGCCTTCAAAGTATCCAACCACCCCGTCGGTATCATCTGTTCCAATTTTCTGCCACCAAGTATTAACTACAGCGTCTTGGAACGAATCAGTATTGGTTGTTTTGATCCGGACAACCTTCCATGTATATGTAATCGCCATT